GGAAGAACTCGCCCGGTGGTCCCCCTACCTTGGGGGCCCCGATCCATACGGTTCCGTACGGGTCTGACCCGGATGACGCCGAACCGAACGTGTTGACGCCGGGTCCGACTGACCCCGCCTGGAATTCCTGTCCGTGGTTGGATCCGTGGCGGGAGGTGCCCCCGGATGCGACGTGGCCTCGGTTGATGTCGGCCCCGCACCCGGACGCGGTGGGCAGTTTCGGGGCCGAGGCCATCGCGTTGGCGGAGGAACGTGGGTTGACCCTCCGGTGGTGGCAAGCGTTGGCGGTGGTGCGGCTGTTGGAACACGACGCCGAGGGGACGTTGGTGTGGGTGGACGCGTTGGTGTCCACGGCCCGACAGGTGGGGAAGTCGGTCCTCTTGGTGGTGTTGGCGTGGTGGCGGTTGCATGCGGCGGACCGGTTCGGCGAAACACAGTTGGTGATGCACACCGGCAAAGACATTTCGGTGTCGGCGGAGGTGCAACGTCGGGCCCGGATTTGGGCCCGGGACATCGGCTTCCGGACCCGGGAGGCCAACGGCCAACAGGAGATTCACCACGAGGACGGGTCGCGGTGGATGGTCCGGGCCCATCAGTCGGTGTACGGCTACCCGGCCACGTTGGCGTTGGCGGACGAGGCGTGGAAGCTCGCCGCCTCGGTGATCGAAGAGGGGTTGGAACCGACGTTGGCGGAAACCACGTCCGGCCAACTCGTCATGTTCTCGACCGCGCACCGGTATTGCACGGGGTTGGTTCCGGTGCGGCGGTCGGCGCTGTTGGACCGGTGGGCCTCTCCTGGCGGAACGTCGTTGCTGTTGGAGTGGTCGGCCCCGCGCGGGTTGGACCTTGACGACCGGGACGGGTGGCGGTTGGCGTCCCCCCATTGGGGCCGGAACCGGGACCGCCTGTTGACGGCCAAACATGCCCGCGCGACGGGCGGCCAGAGTGTGGACCCGGACGAGGACGACCCGGCGGAGAGTTTCCGTTCTCAGTTCCTCAACACGTGGCCGGTTCGGCGCATCGTGACCAGTACCCGCGCCGAGCTGTTGGTGGACCGGGACGCGTGGGCCCAAGCGGCGGACCTTTACGTGTCGATCCCGGACGGCCCGGTGTGTGTGGCGGTGGAGGACTGGTATGGCCTCGGGGCCGCCGCCGCCGCCGCCGTGACGTTGCCGGACGGCCGGACGTTGGTGTGGGGGGCGGTGTTCGCCACCCGGGCCGAGGCGTACTCGTGGGCGGGGTTCACGTCCGGCCGGCGGGAGGGGTCCCGGTTGCGTATCGGGGGCAGCTTGGCCGAGGACGAGGCGGCCGACGCGACGGGGCTACGGCCCGAGAAAGTCGGCACCTCCCACACCTATGCGGCCCTCCCGTTGGTCCGGTCGTTGTTGCGCACCGGGCAGCTATGCCACTCGGGGGACGAGGCCATGGCGGACCAATTCGGGACGGTGCGCGTGGTGCCGACCTCCAACGGTGGGTTGACCCCGGCCCACAAGGGGGTCCGGTCGGACCTCGTGAAAGCCACCGCGTGGGCGGTGCACGCGGCGGCCGAGGTGGCGGCCGAACCACTCGGATTCTTTGTCTACTAGCGAGAGGGCCACCCATGGCCACACCGATTAGGACCCTTAGGCCCTCACAATCGGCCGTACGCGGCCGACGAGTGGCCGGGTGGGCCTCGGGTACCCCCGGACCCCGCGCGGCCTCCCAATGGGCGTTCCTGACCGGGGACGCCTACCCGGCCACCGCGTGGCCCGCGACGGAATCCGAGGCCATGGGGTTACCCCCGTTCGGCCGTGGCGTGGCGTTGCTAGCCAACGCCGTAGCTGGCACCGATTGGCACGCCGCGCGGTGGGATGCATCCGTGGGGGTGTCGGTGCGATTACCCGACCAACCACGGGTGTTGGTGGACCCGGACCCCGAGACCACGCCATGGAATTACCGGTGGGCCGCCGTAGAGGATTTGATCCTTTTCGGAAACCACTTCGCCATACCTGGAGATTTGGATTTCCGGACCGGTCGGCCCGGGTGGCTACTCCCCATCCCGGCGGATTCGGTGTGGATACTGCAAGACCCCACGGACCCCTCGTGGTGGCGGTGGGTGATCGGCGGAACCGAGCTATCCACGGCCGACCTGTTCCACGTGTCCGCCGGGAACCGGTCCGGCGAAATCCTCGGACGCGGGGTCCTCGCCCAATACGGCAAATGGTTGGGCGGGGCCGTCGCGGCGGAAACCCATTCGGCCGACTATTTCGCCGGTGGCGCGCTACCCCCGGCGGTCCTCCAATCCCCGGCCGTCCTCACCCAACCCCAAGCCACCGAGCTAAAGGCCAAGTGGCGGGAAATGACCAACACCCGGGAACCGGTCATCTTGCCCGCCGGGTACGTGTTGACCCCCGTCGTGTCCAACGCCGAAACCGCGCAACTCGTGGAATCGCGCCAATGGAACGCGGCGGCCGTGGCGATGATGCTAGGAATTCCGAGCTACAAACTCGGCCTGGCGGGGCCCTCCATGACATACCAAAACGTGGAAATGGCCGACATTGAATTTGTCCGGGACTCGGTGGACAGGTACGGCCACCCGCTATCCGAGGGGTTCACCAAGTGGTTGCTACCCCACGGGACCTCCACCGTGTGGGACTACGCGGGCCGGATGCGGGCCGACCAAAAGACAACCGCCGATGTCCTCACCACGTACACCGCCGCCGGGGTCCTCTCGGTGGACGAGGCCCGGGCCGCCATCGGCCGCCCGCCACTCCCCGAACCGGAGGAACCGCCCACCCCGCCCGCCGACCAAGTAACCGAGGCGGCCCCCGGTGAGGTGCCCCCCGAGGACGACACCACCGACACCGACAACCCCGAGGGGGTCCCCAGTGAGTGAGCTACTGATTCAACGCGCGGCCCCCGCCCTGGAACCGGTCGGGGACGGGTGGACGGTGGAGGGAATCGCGGTCCCCTACGGGGTGCCCCACAAGGTCACCGACGACGGCAAAACCTATTACCGGGAAGGGTTTACGGCCGGTTGTTTCGGCCGGGACGTGGCCAAAGGTGGGCGATGGGTCAACCTCATGTTGGGCCACTTCGGGGACGACGGGGATCGGTTCCTCGGCCGGTGTATCGGGTTGGTGGAGGAACCCAACGGGTTACGCGCCACGTTCCGCCTAGACAGGTCCCACCCATCGGCCGACGCGGCCCGGGCCGGCGAGCTAACCGGGTGGTCCGTATCGGCCCGGGTCTACCGGTCCCGAGGGGAGGGCCCGCCCACCGATAGGACGGTGTGGCGGGAGGTGTGCGGCCTCTCCCACGTGGCCGCCACCACCACACCCCAGTACGCCGGGGCGGGGGTCCTCGTGGCCCGGGAACACACCGTGGTGGAGGACCCCTCACCCACCCCCAAGCGCGACGAATTGCGCGCGTGGTTGGACTCCCTCCCGGGCCGTAGCTAATGGCCACCGTCCGACACGCCCACTCGTCGTCCCTCTATTCCAACTCGGCCGATTCTTTGGCCGACCAAGTGGAACGGGCGTTGGAGGCCGAGGACCCCAACGCCACGTTGTTGACGTTCACCGAGGTGGGTTCCTCGTCCCGCACCGACGTGTTGAAAGAGGCCGACCCCGACGAATGGGCCGCGTGGGTCCCGTCCCAATCTGATGTCGGGATCATGTGGCGCAAATCGGAGTTCTCCCCGGTGTGGAAACAACCGGTGAAACTGACCAACAAGATTTGGACGGACGGCAACGGCCGCGACCATGAAACGTGGGCCGCCTCGGCCCTACTCCAACACGCGGCCGGAACCGTATTCGTGTCGGTGTGCCACCTCCCAAGCCACGTCCAAAACGGGGACGCGTTCTACTCCAACGCCCAAGCGGCCGCCTGGAAAGACGCGGTGAAAAACGGATGGCACAACCATTGGAATGACGTACGCCAAACCGACCACCCCCAACTCGGGTTCCTCACCGGCGATTGGAACGTGGACGTTCACTCGTCCCATTGGATGCATTGGGTGGGGGACGTGTTCCCGTCCATGTTCAACACGTGGGCCGGGGACCGGGAACCCCCCAACGACAAAGGGACCCACGGGAACCGCCTTATCGATTTCACGTTGTCCACCGGGAAACAGTCCAAAGCCAAGCTGTTGAAAGACGACAGTTCCTCGGACCACCGACCATTCGGGGAGGCCATCCCGTGGTGACCCCGTGGGTGGACGCCGGGGATTTGGCTATCGCCGGAATGGTGGGCCTCGGCCTCGGGGTCGGCCTCGTCCTGTCCACCGCGCTATGGCGTTGGGTACGGAATCCCGGCCCGGGGGGGGACGACGAAAAACCCGGACGGCCCCGCCACCTCTAGACGACGGCCGGCGGGGGGCGTAGCTTCCGGAATTGGAACCGCCACCCGAGGCCCGGATAACCGGCCACCCCGTCCCCGAACGGCCACCCCGGTATCTGACAGAACGTGGGCAACTCGCCACCCGGTCGTGACATATCCGACCGACCCCAAAGGGGTGCGCAATGGGCGCATATCTCGACCGCCTCAATTCTCAGTACGACGAAATCCGGGACGGCATTGACGCGGTGGTCAACCGCGCGGCCGACGAAAACCGGGACGTAACCGAGACCGAACAGGGACAGGTGGACCGCGACCGGTCACGCCTCACCGAGCTACAGACCGCCATTTCCCATTACTCCGAGTTGGAGACCCAGAACGGGAAGGTGGCCGAGCTTCGCCGATCCGTCCCGGCGGCCTCCACCACCCGCACCACCTCGTCGGACAAGGAACCCGAATACGACATTGTTCGGGAGTTCCCGTCCATTGGTGACTACGCCATCACCGTCCACCGGGCGATGATGCTCCGAGACCCCGAGGCCCGGGAAAAGCTCGACCGCGCGACGGCCCACCAGCTCCTGGCGGACAACCCCGGGATTGTTCCCCGGCCCGTCCTCGGCCCGGTCCTCAACAACATTGACCAGTCCCGGCCGTTCATCAATTCCATTACCCGGAAGCCACTCCCCGCCGGACAGTTCGACCGCCCGAGGATCACCCAACACGTGGCCGTGGACAAACAGGCGGCAGAAAAGACGCTCACCGCGTCACAGAAGCTTGTTATCGACAAGCTTCCGGTGACGGCGGACACGTTCGCCGGACACCTGAATATCTCGCGGCAGGACATCAAGTGGACCTCCCCCGGGATCATGCAAATCGTGTTCGAAGATTTCGCGGCCGTGTATGCCAACGCCACGGATAACGAGGCGGCCGAGGATTTCGCCGCGTCGGTGACCCAGACCGCGCCGATTGCCACATGGGACGCGGCCGGGATTTACGCGGCCATCTATGGGGCCGCCGCCACCGCCCTCGGTGCCGTCAACTCCCTCCCGGACACCGTGTGGGTTTCCCCCGACGTGTGGGGACGCCTCGGTGGGGTGTTCACCCAGCAGGGGACCCCGCTATTCCCCGGCATGAACCCCGGCGGTGTGTCCGGTTCCCCGATGGGATTCAACCTCGTGGTGGATAAGAATTTCCCCGCCTCCACCATGATTCAGGGTCCCGCCCGCTATGCCGAGTGGTACGAGGACGTGGATGGCCTTATGCAAGTCGGAGAACCCGACGTGTTGGGGCAGCTTGTGGGATACGCCGGATATGGGGCGTTCCTCAACGTTCTCCCGTCCGCCTACACCAAGTTCACTGTTCCGGCCCCCGTGGTCTAACCATGACCACCACGCCCACCCCGCCCACGCTGGACCTAGAAACCGTCCGCGCGTACCTAAAGGTTCCGGCCACGTCCCTCTCGGACGTGGACCTGTCCCGGATGATTTACGCGTGTTCGGATGACCAGTGGGCGCGGTGTGTGTGGGACGAGACCGCCGCCTATCCCGACGCGTTGGCCCAAGGTCTATTGCGTCGGGTCCAACGGGAGGTTGCCGCCCGCAATCTCCCGTTGGGGATGGTCGGATTGGACGCGGCCGAATTTGGGCCCACCCGGTTACCCGACGTGGACTCCCTCGTTATCGAACATGAACGGGCCTACCGGCGGACGGTGTTGGCGTGAGTCTCGCCCGCCCCGTGGCCGAGTTCCACAACCCGGCCACCCGGCCCGGGGCCACGAGGAAATCCATCGTGGACACCTTGAACGGGATTGACGGGATCACCGGGTATTCGTCCGCACCCGACCAAGCTACGGCGGGGGCCGCCTGGCCGAGATGGATTCAATCGACATATGACGGGCCGTTGTGCACCTTGGCCCGCGACCAATACGACGTGTTGGTGACCCTCCCGGGTGATTACGCGCCGACCACCGTGGACGACGGGGACGGATTCCGGGACGTGGTGGGCCTAGCTCTCGCCCGCCTCGGCCGGGTGGCGTACGCCGAACCGGTGTCCATCGCATTTGCCGACCGCCAAACAATGCCGGGACTCCGGTTCCGATTGGAAACCACGTAGGAGAAACCATGTCCGTTAGCGAACCGGAGACTTTCCCTCTCGGCCCCGGGACCCTTGAAATCGGGATGACCGGAACCGAAATTGACGTGTCATGCCTCGTCAATAACGCGGCCATCGCGGCCGATAAGAATCAGGGGGACTCCACCACCAAGCTTTGCGGAACTGTCAAGGTCGGCGCGGTGACGTACGAATACACGTTGTCCGGGAACATGGATACGGACCTCGGGGACGCGGCCGGGTTTTTCGCCCTGTCTCAGTCCATGGCCGGTAAGGAACTGTCCTACACGTTCACCCCGTCCACCGACGCGGGCACCGTGGCCGCCGGAACTTTGATCGTTGACCCCCTCGCGTTCGGTGGTGACACCACCGGCGAAACCATGACTTCCGATTTCGAATTTGCGTTGGCCGGACCGCCGACCTACACATTCGGGCCGTGACCGAAACCCGGGTGGAGGTGGAGGGGGCCGAGGCGTTGGCGGCCTCGCTCAACCGGGTGGCCGGCGAGCTAGACAACCTCACCTCCGCCGGACAGGCGGCCGGACAGGCGGTGAAAACGCGGGCCGCCTCGGGGGCCCCCGTCCGTACCGGGGCGTTGGCCCGGTCCGTCTATGCCACCGCCACCGGGGACGAGGTGGTGGTGGGTGCCCGGGCCTCGTACGCGGCCTATCAGGAATACGGCACCTCCACCGTCCCCGCGTCCCCATACCTACGGCCCGCATTGGAGGCCGCCCAATCCGAAATCGTGGACGCGTACACCGGAGAAATTCAACAGCTAATGGAGACAGTGAGGGGGGCGTAACCCCATGGGTAACGTTCGGTTGGTGGCACCCCGAGTCCTCGTGATTCGGGACGGGGTGGACCCGTTGGAAATCCAAACAGATAACCGGGACCTACTGGCCTGGGAATCGACCCGGGTCCGGCACAAGTGGCCCAAGTTTGATGAGGCCCCATTTCGGTGGATGACGTTCCTCGCGTGGTCGGCCGCGCGTCGGGCCGGGGAGCTTGACCCGGCCACCACGTACGAGAAATGGGAAGCGGCCGTGTTGTCGGTCCGTGACCTAGGGAGCGAGGACGACGAGTTGGGAACCCCTACGGACCCGGGACCCGCACCCGGTTAATCGTAGAAATAGCGGTGGCAACCCAGACCGCCCCATCCCAATGGTGGGACGAGTCGGACGAGGTGTTGGCCACCGTCGTGGAAGTGTTGGAAAAGAATGCCCGGGAGGTGAAACGTCGTGGCCGCAAGCGTTGACCTAGTAGTCCGGATCATCACCGACACTAAAAAGGCATCCGCCGATATCGGGGCGGCCGGTGCCGACGTTTCCGGGTTTGCGGCGGGGATTAAAAAGGCGGCCGTACCGGCGGCCATCGCGTTGGCCGGAATCGCGGCCGGCGCGGCCACCGCCGCCGCCTCGGCGTCCCGGACCGAACAGGCCATGGGCGGGATTGATTCGGTGTTCGGCAAGTCGGCCGACCAAATGAAAAAGTGGGCCGACCAAGCTGCCACGTCGGCCGGGTTGGCCAAATCGGAATACGGGGAACTAGCCACCGTCATTGGGTCCCAACTGAAAAACGCGGGCCTACCCATGGACCAAGTGGCCCAACAGACCAATGATTTGATTGCCAAGGGGGCCGACCTGGCGGCCATGTTCGGCGGGTCCACTGCCGACGCGGTGTCGGCCCTCTCGTCGGTCCTAAAGGGGGAAACCGACCCTATTGAGGCGTACGGCGTATCCGTGAAACAGGCGGACATTGCGGCCCGTATGGCGGCCGATGGAACAGACAAGCTCACCGGCGAGGCCGGGAAACAGGCTAAGGCCATGGCCGCGTTGGCCCTCGTGAATGAACAGACCGCCGACGCCCAAGGCAAATTCGGGGAGGAATCCGACACCGCCGCCGGGTCCTCGGCCATCATGCAAGCTCAATTAGAGAACATGAAATCAGAGCTTGGGACCGCGCTACTCCCCGTCCTCGCGTCGGTGGCGTCGGTCCTCGCCACGGTGTTCGGATTCATGGCGGACCACACCACGACGGTGCAAATCCTCGCGGCCGTTATCGCCACCGTGGCCGCCGCCATCCTCGTGTTGAACGTGGCCCTAACCCTTATGGCCATCGCCGAGACTGTAGCTCTGGCCCCGATCATTCTTATCGTCCTGGCAATCGTGGCCCTCGTGGTTGTCGTCATCCTGATTATTAAGAATTTCGACACCCTAAAGGCCATCGCGGTGTCCGCGTGGGAGGCCATCAAATCGGCCGCCGTGGCCACCTGGAACGCGATTAAGGCGGGGGCCTCGGCGGTCCTCTCGTTCGTCACGTCCGCGTGGAACACGATTAAATCGGCCATCTCGGCGGTGTTCGATTGGATCAAAGGTAATTGGCCCACGATTCTGGCCATCCTCACCGGGCCTATCGGTATCGCGGTGGGCATCATCGTAAAGAATTGGGACAAGATTAAGTCCGCGTTCAACACCGCTATTGATGGCATCGTGTCCGCGTGGGAATCGTGTATTGGCGGACTCAAATCGGCGGTGTCCGGCCTCGGGGCCATCCTGTCCGCCCCGTTTGACGCCGTGAAATCCGCCATCGGGTGGGCCATTGACAAGGTCAACGACCTCATTTCGGCCCTCGGCCGTATCCACGTCCCGAAAATCGACATTCCCGGGGTGGGGTCCCTTAGTGCCTCGGCCGCCGTACCCGCCACCAACCGCGCGGCCGAGGTGGCGGCCCCCGGGGTCCCCATGGCGCGCGCCACGTCCGGGGCCACCTCGGGGGCCGTCGTCATCAACGTCACTGGGGCGTTGGACCCCGAGGCGGTGGCCCGACAGATTCGCCGGATTCTCGCGGGCCACGACCGCCGGATGGGGCTAACGGCATGATCGGCGAACACGTGGTGACGGTGGGCGGGGCCGACGTGTCCTGTTTGGTGGATGACGTAGCCATCCGCCACGGACGTTCCGACACCACCTCCCAACCGGACCCGTCCTCCGCCACGGTGAACCTGTCGTGGGACCACACCGAGGACGACCTCCCCGCGTCCGCCGAGCTAGGCGCAACTGTCTACGTGACCACCACGGTGTCCGGTATCGCGTGGCCCCGTTTCGTGGGCCGGGTCACCGACATCGCCATGGGATGGGACGACGCCGGGGAGGACACCCCCGATAGGCAAGCGGCCCAAATCTCTTGTGTCGGCACCATGGCGGACCTTGGCCGGCGGGTCGTGGGTGACGCCCCGTTCCCGGCGGAGAACGACGCCCAACGGGTGGCCCGGGTGGCCACGTTGGCCGGGATGCCGTTGGACCCGTTCGTGTCGGACCCGGGGGCCGTGAACGTACGGGCCCGGGACATTGACTCCCAACCCGCGTTGACGGTGATGAGGGAAACCGCCGAGTCCGCCATGGGCATGGTGTGGCAAGCGTTGGACGGGTCGTTGCGTTACATGGACCAGTCCCACCGCCGGGTGGTGGCGGTCGGTGTGGAACTAGACGCGTGTGACGTGTTGGTGACCCCCACGTGGGTCCGGAACCTAGACGGGTTGGTCAACTCGGTGGCCATCGGATACGGGCCCGGGTCCGGGGGCAGTCAACCCCGCTATGTGGCCACCAACCCCACGTCCCAAACCCGGTGGGGCCCGTACGCGTACACCAAAGACACCGAGCTTGCCGCCCTGGCGGACGCCACCGTGATCGGTGACCTACTGATGAGGCGCAACTACCAACCGATATGGATTCTGTCCGCCATCCCGGTGGACGTGGCCGGGTTGTCCGCCACCGACACCGAACGTCTTTTGTCCACGGACCTGTCCGACATCCTCCACCTGACCGGACTCCCCGCCATCGGGGCCGCCCCCACGGACCTTTACATGTGGGTGGAGGGGTTCTCGGAGACCTTGGCCAATGGGGTCCATGACATGTCACTCGTGGTGTCGGACTACTGCCGTACGTCCGCGTTGGTCCGATGGGATGACCCGCCCACGATGACGTGGGACACCTCCCCGCCTGGAAAAACGTGGGACGAGTCCTATTGCGTCGGATACCCCACCGGGCCCGGGATCGGTCGGTGGGACGACACCCCCACGTCCCTCCGGTGGGACCAAGTGGCCACGTCGGTGACGTGGGACGCGTGGGTCCAACCGTCCGTTGCCAGAGAGGCGGCCTAGCCATGCCCGGATCAACACCACTCGGGATTCCGTACCCCGTGGGATCGGACCGGGTGGCCGATGGCGACAACGCCATAGAGTCCCTCGCCCGGTGGGTGGACTCGTCCATCACATGGGGTTTCGTCACCTTGTCCGGCGGGGCCGGACCCGGGGTGGGCGGGTCCATGTGGTTTACCACGTGTGGCAGCTTCGCCGGTTCACCCGGGGTCAGTGGCACGGCCAACGGGATCACCGTTCCCCGTAAAGGGTTCTACCTAGTGACCGCCACCGGACAAATGTCGTGGTCCCAACCGGGCACCAACAACGCGGCCCTATTCATCGGGGACGGGTTCTCGGTGTGGGCCCGGTCCTACGTGAACATGACTGTTGTGGGGGCCATCCAACATTCGGTGTACTGCCAATCGGTGGTGAGCCTCCCGGCCGGGACCATGGTCCGGTGGGGGATGGCGTGCACCGGGCCCGGGGCCGCCGGGATGGCCGGCGGGGCCGCAGATTCCAACCTCGTGGTGTCCCTACTCCACCCGGTGCCGTAAGGGGTCCCGCCATGCCAGCTAATACAACCAAGCTCGCCATTCCGTACCCGTTGGGTACGGACCTGTTGGCCGATGGGGACAACGCGATACAGGCATCCGCCGTACGGCTAGAAACCGTCCTCACCACCCCGTACCGGGCCAACCTGAATAAGTCACTCACCGTGACCGGGTTCAAACCGTCCGGGTCGGTGTTGGTCCCCACCGCCACCGCGACCCTCACCATGGCCGGGTCCGGTGGCTTGGCCCTCGTCCGCATGAACACCGACATTTCGTCCATGACCGGTTCGGGGTTTGTGATCACCCGTATCGGTGTCGCGGGCGGGTTGGGTGAGGACTCCACCCAAGCCATCTATTACGAGTCGGGGTCCGGCCGCGCCGAGCTGGCATCACAGGGAATGTTCTATGTCCCGGTGGGGGCCACGACCCTCTCTCTCTACGTCCAAACGTTTGCCAACCCGGCATCCGGAATCAGTGTCAACTCTTGCCGGTGGGGCGTGTTCGTCCTCGGTGGCACGTCCCAATTCACTCTCACCTAGGGGGAGCTATGTCCTATCTGACCCAAGCGCATATCGCCAACAACGGGGCCATGTTGGACCGCCTCGCCCAAGCGGCGGCCACCGAGGGATTCGGGGAACCCGACTCGTGGGCCTCCAACAACCGCCGGGTGTGGGCCTCCCAACCCGGGTGGGACGCGGCGTGGGAATCGGCGTACGCCTCACACCCCGACGACCCGGGGTATGACCCGGGTACCGACGAGGCCGTAATCACGGACGGAATGATCCTGTCGGCCGTGCAATCCATCGGAGAGGAACCCGCACCATGACCCACCGCCACGAGGAACGGACCGAAACCACCGAGGAAACCACCACCGAGGAAACGACGGTGACACCCCCCACGGTCGTGGACGATCCGACCCCCGACACCGAACCGGCCCCGGCCGGCGACGACACCGAGAGCGAGGAAAACGACGATGCCGCGACGGAAGAGTGACCCCGAGGCCGACACCAAGGCCACCGAGGAAACCACCGAGGACAACGACCGCGCCACCGAGGCCGAGACCCCCGAGGGGAACGAGTCACGGATGGCCGGACGGGTCAACCCGGACGCGTGAGAGATGACCACCCCGGTTCCGTCCTCGCCATTCGTGGACACCCCCTATGGGCGTCGCGGCCCGTACTGGTCATGTGACCGGAACGCGGCCGGGGACGGCATCCACACCGGGGTGGACTACGGGGCCCCGACCGGGACCAAAGTGGTGGCCGCCCGTCCTGGAAAACTCGTCCACTGTGACCACGGGTCTGCGTTCGGCAACCACCAAGTGGAGGTCCGGTGCGACGACGGCACCCGGGATTTCTACGCCCACATGCGGACCCGCGCGGCCGAGGGTCACGTGGCGGCCGGTGCCAAGGTCGGGGAGGTGGGGGCCGAGGGGAACGTGACCGGTCCCCACCTCCACTTTGAACGCCACGCCACCACCACCGGGGGTTGGTCGTGTTCCGTGGTCCGCGACCCCCAACCCTCAATCGATTGGGAGGATGACGAGATGACGGAAGACGATTGGGACCGGATGGAAAAACTCGTCCAACGGGTGTGGTCCGACCACATGGACGTGACCCAACCCGGGTCCGGACAGACCACCACCAAGGCCCGCCAACAGGTGTTGCGCGAGCTTTGGCAAAAGGTCACCAAGGCCACGTGATGGGCGGGCCTGGCAGCGGCCGACGAGGCGGCCGACGAGTGGGCGGCCGGTACGCGGCCGAGGCCACCGACCCGACGCGCAACCTCCCGGTGGGGGACGAGGGGGGACTCTCCCGGGTGAGCTTGGAACCGTGGCGCGGACGGTGCCTCGCCGTGGGTGACGACACCACCGCCGACGCCATCGCCACCGAGCTAGCGGGTAGGACGTGGCAGCGCGACAACCCCTATTCGGATTGGCTACCCGAGGCGTAACGTCCGGAGGGCCCTCGGGGGTGATGCCTCCCCCGTGGCATCGCACCCCGGTCCCTCTCCCCGTTGGGCCGGGGTGTCTTACGGTGTGGGGGTGGATGCTCAATACCGGGACCGTGACGGGGCGGTGGTGATACTCACGATCCCGTGGGGTGACGGCACCGGATGGATTCCGCCCGGTCACATTGACTTTCAAATGACCGTGACACATGAGGTTCGGCGGTTCCTCTATGCCGGTGAGGGGCCTGACCCCCGCGTGGTCTAGTTCACACACATTGGGAGTGCATGGATTCGTCCAAATACTCGGAACCGTAGTAAGATGCGGCTACGCCGCAACCACAAGGGGAACGGCACCGAGGCCCGAAAGGTCCCCCCACATGACCGCGATTCCTTGCAACAACTGCCAGTCCGAGAACACCACCTCGTCCGTCCGATTCCGCACCCGGAACACCGTGGCCATGTCGGTAGCTTGTGCCGATTGCGGATGGTTCCAAAACCGGGTCCGTCCGGCCGAGGCCATGGCGGATGCCGACTCGGTGGAGGCCGCCGGGTTGGACTCCACCGGCCGCACCGGTGGCCCGTACACCGTGGCCGACGTGGCCCGGGCCCGGTTGTGCACCGAACACCCCGCATATGAGGCGGACTACTGCCCGGTGTGTGGCACCGCGCGTGTCATCGGTGGGGCCGTCCGTTGACCGCCACCAAGGCACCGGTTGGCTACCGGCGGATTAGTCGGTTCCGGGTCCAACGGGCCGACGTGGACACCGAGGTGGTCCGCAACATTGACCGCCAACTCACCGACAACACCAAGGCGGCCGAGGCGTTGAACCTCGGCCCGTTGGCCGTGGATTTCAAAGACGACAACCGGTCGGCGTCACAGTTCCGGACCAAGGAACGGGACGCGTGGTTGGAACTGTTGGAGTACGTCCGGAAGGGGAACGCCTCCCACGTCGTGGTGTGGCTGTTCGACCGGGCCGCGCGCACCACCGAGGACACCGAGGCGTTGCTCGCCGCGTGCCGTACCGGCGGGGCGTTGATCGTCCAATCCGCGTCCATGGACGTGGCCGACCCGCACAACCCGGACGACATCTTCCGGTTGAAGCTCTCGGGTCTGTTGGCCGAGTACGAGGTGGCGAAGATGGCCCTACGCCAACGTCGGGCAAAGCGCGCGGCGGCCGAGGCCGGTAAGGCCCACGGTGGCCGGCGAGCGTTCGGGTACAACGATGCCAAGGCATCCATTCGGGAGGATGAGGCCGAGGTGGTCCGGGACCTAGCTTCCCGGTTCCTACAGGGGGAATCCCTCCACTCTCTGGCCAAGTGGTTGAACACCACCGGGGTCCCCTCGGCCTCGGGGAACGTCGGCAAGTGGACGGGCCCGAACCTCCGCCACCTGTTGAAAGGTCCCCACCTGGCGGGCCTTAGGGTGCACGGCCGCGACGAGGCAAAACGACCCATCGTCGTGACGGACGGGACGTGGGACCCGATCATCCCGGTGGAGACCCACCACCACCTCGTGGCCATGTTGAACAACCCGGACCGCCGGACCAACGGTGGGACCAATGACCGGAAGTGGTTGGGGTCCGGCCTCTATCTGTGTGACGCATGCGGGGCCAAGCTGCAAGCGCGGCCGAGGACCGGGCGTAACGAGGTGCCCGCGTACCGGTGCCCCACTGGCCGCCACGTCCAACGGTCGGTGGAACACGTGGACGCGGTGGTGGAGGGGGCCATCGTCGGGATGCTCGCCCGCCACGACAACACCGGGTTGTTGGTGGACGACGAGGCCGCCTCGGAGGTGGTCCGGTTGCGGGACGCCCGGGCCGCGTTGGACGCCCGTATGTCCGACCTCGTGGACGCCTACACGGCCGGGGACATTCCGGCCAAGGTGTACGGCCAGACCACCACCCGGTTGGAGGCGGAGACCGCCGCCACCGACGAGGCCCTACGGGTGGCCTCGGCCATGGTCAAACAAACGTCCCGGGTCCTGGACGGGGCCACCGGGGAGGTTGCCGCCCACGTTTGGGAAACCCTCCCGTTGTCGCGGCGTAGGTCCATCATCGGGGAGTTGGCCGAGGTCCGGTTGGTGGGCGGCCGGGGTGGTAACCACCGGTTCAACCCCGACGACGTGGTGGTGGAATGGCGCTAGCCTGACCGGACGTCCCGCCGACGTGAACGGCCCCCCTCTCGCCCGGTAGAGAGGGGGGCCGTTTTCTTTCGCAACCATGGACGCCCCCCACGGCACCGTCCCGGCCACCGCGTTTTCACGAGTGACCGGGACGGCCGGGTTTTCCGGGGGACA